TGTCAGAACTGTTATATCTTTGTACTGTAATATCATCAAAAAATGATCCAAAAAGAATTACATATTTTCTGATAGTCTCGTGTCTGAAATAACTAAACAATTACCAACGCCCTTCTCCCCAAGGATTACTTTCTGAAAAGTCTAATATATCATCGGCTAGAATTTCACTTCTAAATACCGAATTGTTCGCTTGCTTATCAGTTGTATTTAGTGTATACTCTTGAAGTAATGTATCTCCATCTTCTGTCAGTAGTACACCAGAATCATCTTCAAGTGTAAATTGATAGAATAGAAGATCGTTTGAATAATTATCCTCAATGGCATCAATCGTGTCATCACCAGTATCAATTCTTTCAGAACTATATTCAAATAATTCGCACCTCAAATCGTATGTTTGAAGTCTTCCGGTCTGATAAAAAATTTCTTCATGTTCGACAAATTTTATTTCAAATAACTTATCGACCATAGGAAAATATATTAAATCGCCTTCGAGAGGTCTTTCAGAAGTGATAGAATATCCGTCACCAGTACCTTCCTCTAAGAGAAACCCAAATGTCTGTGCTGGTGTTGAAAGAAATTGTCTTGAAGGCTGATTAGTATTTGCGGTTTCTTGAAGAAGATTATAGCCAACTTCTGTCATTAATTTTTCTTGACGAATCTGATTCCATCTTTTTCTAGCAATTGTAAAAGTAATTTCGTCACGCATTTCAAGCCCAAATCGTGAAAGAATTGTACCTTCACCTTCAAAGGCGTCAACATTCTTGATGTATACTTCTACTTCCGCCGCAGCATTAAAAGTGGACAATTTATCTTCACCATATAAATCATCTCTGTCAACTATTGTTCTCGGAAGATACTTCACTTCATGACCATAAATTTTGGTAGACTCGATTATTAAATCTTCTACAAGGTCTTGTTCTCGCGCATAAGAAAAGTGATTGAAATAACGATTCGTCGGCATATCTTTTCCAATTTGGTTTTATTATTCTATTTATAAGTTGCCGTTTTACCCTACAAGATTTGTTAAAGGAGCGCTGTTATAAGAAATCATTTCTTCTTCCATGCGACGAATTTCTTCAACTGCTTCTTGATAAACTTGTTCACCATTTAGAGTGATACCACCAGGAAGTTGAATGCCTCCAAACTTCTTCATATTCGAGCCCCATTGTCTTTTAATAAGTTGTGTGCAATAAGCTAGAAGCCATCTATCTGACCACATATCAGTATAGACATTTCCATCGACTGCTAAGTAGCATTCAATAACGATATATTTTCCTACAGTAACATCTGATTCCCAATCAAGATCGATAAAGAGTTTATCTGTATGTCTATTGTATCTTATTGGTTTTTTACCAGTAAAGATTTCATGAAGCATATTGATATGTTGTTTAGCCATATAGTATGGAGTGATAGAAGCGCTAGAGAAATCGTATAGTTCATTTAGATGAATTTCATATCGAATATTGAAAAGACTTGTTGCGCCTACAGAACTTCCTAGATCAAAAATTCTTACAATACCCTTGACATTTTCTGGAACTGTGATATATTTGTTATTGATATCTGTTTGAGTGAGTTGATGTTTTAGATATGTATGTTCGGTACCATCATAGTGATAGTCTGTCCAATAATCGATAGCTTCATCGATACGGTCCTCTAACTGTTCGTCATCAACATTGATATCGATTACAGGTGCACCTAGGCGTCTTAGACAATATTGTTTAAGTTCTTCTCTACTGGTCGGTCTTGCCATTTATTAATCTTTCTTTTTCGTTTTTATGGTGCAAAAAAGGATGATACACCAAAAGCAAAAGTGTCGCTTGATGTAAATGTATGTATTTGATATCCGTTTGATGTTGTAACAGTACCACCAGTAGCAAGGACTTCGTCTGATTGGTATCTAATAATCACGACGCCTGAGCCTCCATCTCCGCCATAGCCGACCACACCACCATTATTACCTCCTCCTCCACCGCCACCTCCGAGCCCATCGGTGCCGGGAGAACCAAATGTAGAGCTATTAGAACCATCTCCGCCGCCACCAGCGCCTCCATTACCTGGATCACCTGTGCCACCGCCTCCGGTTCCACCACCACCGCCGCCACCATAAGTCACGGAAGAACCACTTATAGCGCTAGCAGTGCCATCACCACCGTTACCTGTAGTACCATCACTTCCAGCACCGCCGCCATTATTTCCAGCTGAGCCACTAGCACCGCCACCACCACCTCCGCCTACCAAGAGAACGTCAACTGCTGGTAATGTTCCTGAAACTCTCGTATTTAAAGAACTTAACCAATTGTTAGTGGTTTTTCTCTTATATACTTGAGCAGTAGACCAAATACCAGAATTGTACTTTTTGTCTACAGAACCTTCACTATCTGTAACGCTACTATTAGCGGTTCCTGTTGGGTAATATCCGATATACTTTGGCATTATTATACTCCTTCTGCGCGGATGGCCATGTAGATGTATGTGTCATTAGAGACCGAATGATTAACGTCGCTATCAGTGCTTAGTTGAAAGCCAGTAGATGTGAACCTAATGTAATTCGTTCCTGTACTTTCAGCATTTGTCAGGTTAGGAAAAAGACGCTGTGTTTCGTACCCACCAGCGCCTGCACCTTCGCCGCGTGCGCTATCTGCTAGTAACCATCCGCCGCCTACAGCATTATCTGCGTTCTTCAAAAGTACCCATTGCGGTTCCCAGCCAAGCGTGACAGTAAGTCCCGCAACTCCCGTGCTTACATAACTCCCACACTGAATAATCCCGCTGTCGCTAGTGTCGTGGGCGAAGAGATAGGCAACGTAATCGGTCGCACTCGTATTATTCGCGGAACCAACATCAAACACGGTGTCTGTTGCCGTAGCATCGCCAAAAATGTTCGTTGCAGTATTTATTGCCGCATTGCTGTTCAAGATAATGTGTTCGTTCGTGGCGAATACTCTGTGAAATACGTACCACTGCGCGGCACCGAGAGACTTGACGATAATCAAGCCTGGAGTGATACCTAGATTGTGACTAATTGAGCGGTTGCTCGTCCCATCCCCCGTATACTCCACCACATCGAAGAACTTGGGAGCGCGGCGGAAGGTCCAGGCGGCAAAATCTACGCCAGAGGCATTTCCTCCAGAACCATTTCCGTCAACAGAGAAGCCAGTTGCGGTAAATGCATCCAGCCCAAAACTTAAACTAGACTCTGCCGCCGTCGAGTTTGACGGTAATGATGTTAAGACGCCGCGCAGGGTATCGTATAAATAATGATCTGCAATGTCTCTTCTCTTCAACCAAACGAGCCCGCCTTCGCCAGCAAGATCAATGCCGTTGGTGATTGACTGTTCGGTACCGTTACCTGTATACAGGTCTGTACTAAAGTACTTACGAACATCAAGCTCACCATAACGGTCACCAAAAGCGTTTGGCCAATCACCGCTGATACGCTTATTGTAAACAGAGTTAGTACCTCTTCCCAAATACCAAACGCCCGAATTATACTTTTTGTCTACAGAACCTTCACTATCTGTAACGCTACTATTAGCGGTTCCTGTTGGGTAATATCCGATGTATCTTGGCATAGTTATGTTCTTTCTATTTGAATAGTTATTCAGAAGAAGGTCAAGTACCTTCTACTCTTTTTGCAAATACGTCTTCGAACGACCAAATGCCGGTGTTATATTTTCTATCTACTGAAGGACCTAGATAATTCTTTGTTACAGCCGCCGTTGGTACTGTTATGGTAGCTCCGCTATATAAAGCCGTTCCGTTCAAAATTCTAATGTCATCAATATATCCATTCCAAACAAAATTAGGACTTCCATCTGTGGAAGAGCCAATTTGATTTGTTGTTCCACCTGTAGCAGGGAGATCAGAGTTTACAACAGTGGCAGTTCTTGTCCCATCAAAATAAAAACTATATGTGTTGCCTTCTCTTACTACAGCAAAGTGATGCCATGTATTTGCTGACATTGTACCAATAGACTGACCGTCAAATATATCCCAATTTGTAGCACCAGTTTTTGCTGAATAAAATTCTAAAGTCGAACCATTTCTCGTTATGGTTTGTCCTGAAAAAGAACCTGTAATTCTTCTTATATCAACTGCAACACTTACTCCAGATAAAGTAGTTGTATATAAAAATCCTTCAATCGTAAAATCACTGGTTAAATATAATTCAGTGGAATCACCAGTAATAGAAAGACTATCGCCTGTTCCATCAAACAAAGCACTAGCTCCACCAAACTTACTTTCAGCGGTAGATACTTGGGCATCCCCTAAAGCAGTAACAGTTAATCCGCTAGGGGACAAATCAGTAAATGAAGTTGAGCCGTTAGAACCATCCATGTTTAAATACAAAACCGTATTTGTATCTACTAAGTCCGTTTTAGTAACACTACTATTAGCGGTCCCGGTAGGTGTGTAGCCGATATACTCAGGCATTCAAATCTCCTTAAGAATCGTACAACTGCTCTAGTGAGATTACATATGAAAGATCACTATTAGCAGATGCAGCGCCACCAATTGTTGAATTTTCTAGCAGATAGAACCCAGAATTCTTATCAACTGCTACAAGGGAAGCATCCGCAGGTACTACAACGGTCTTTACAATGAATGTATTTGAACCTGCATTATTGAGAATCAAATCAAAGTCCGCATTAGCTGCACCATCAATATTAGATACAACAATTGAATTGATTTTATGCACACTACCAGAACTTGCTGGATTCGTGTGAAATACCGTATTTGAAGATGTGAAAGTGCCACTTACAGTATTCGCTAAAATACGGGCAACATTGACAATGTTTGGATTCATACTACTGTACCTTCTTTAATCATTTTATTTAAAGCCTTTGTTCTAATGTTAGATTCTCTGAATTCACTCGCGCCATCCTTCTGAAATAAGTTTATTCCATTTATTACTGTTTGGCTTTGCCATTCTGTATTTTCCGTCTTTATATAATCGTTTTAAACCGATCTTCGACAAACGAACTTTCTCTCTTGAAATTGAATCATTCATCGGATTATTTATTTTAGATTTTTCTCTAAGAATTTCCTTATGATTGTCAGACAATTTATTGCCAAAAGCATAGTCATTCCCTTGCATTCTTTTCGAAGCTTTAGAAACTCTTTCTTGATTGTCAGACCAAGTTTTTCCAGTAAGACTTTCAGAAATTTTCTTGCACCACTCTTTAGTAAAATTTCTACCTTTGTGTAATTGTGATATTTTTTCTTTAACTTCTTTTCGATACATTGGATTATTTAATCCAAACAAAACACTTCCACCAACAGCAAGATTATAATATTCATCAGATTTCCAATCAATTGCTTTGAATATAGCCTGTTCCAAACGTTGACAATCTTCAACACTACCATTTGCAATTATTTGTCTAGTCCAATTTCCTTGTTTCCAATCTTCCCAAAACAATTTTGACCGCGAACTGCAAATATAACCATCATTTTCGTTTCCTTTATGATATCCAATATATTTTTTACCATTATCCATATTAGTCCAACAATATACAAAAGCTTCGGACACACTAACCTCCGAAAACTATAGCCATAGCAATGGCCTTTCCTGTTGAAGCAAATTGTGAAGTTGCATTAGCCACTTGAAGTCTATCAGCAACCGCCAAGTTAGTGTTCGCTAAAGCACTATTGAATGTTGATGTGTTTACTTTAGTCGCAATGTAAGCATTAGTGTTCGCTAAAGCACTATTGAATGTTGATGTGTTTACTTTAGTCGCAATGTAAGCATTAGTGTTCGCTAAAGCACTATTGAAGGTTACCGTACTTACCTTAGTCGCAATGTAAGCATTAGTGTTCGCTAAAGTGCTTTGAAATGAAGTATTCGCAACTGCCCAACCGGTATTAGCCGCTTCTGTATTGATAAAGTTGATAGCTTCATTAGTACGAATTCTCCAATAATCAAAGGTATTAGAGAGTGCTACATTAGCAATTGCGGTCATTTATTATCTCTTTCTAATAGTTTTATTAGTAACTCTTCTATATTTATCATTTTTTTATTTAGTAATTCCACATTTTCGGTCAATTCATCGACTTTCTGCATTCGTTTTTTCTGTGCTTTATACGCTTGAAGCCCTTTCAAATCGGTAGATAATACAGCATTCGTTTCTATATCTCTTACAAGCCCGGGTTCATCTTTTACTTTTACTGTATTCATTTCAGACCTGTAATGCGATTGCGCGCAAGTCTCGAACTCTTGGAATGATATGTGAACCATTCGAAGTCCTCAAAACAATCTTGATGGAGAATTGCTTGAAGGTATCAAAGTAAGCATTAGAACTATTAGAGTATCTAACAATATTACTATTAGAACCATTCAAGAATGCAGACTGTGAAGTTGCATTAATGCTAGGGAATCCGTATTCAAGTTCAATAAAATCTTCTCTATTAATGATCGAAGAAACGGTATTAGACGTGGTAATCTGTGTAAGTTTTGTGTATTGCTTATCACGGAAATCTTCGCCGTCTTCTGGATTTTGAATTCTCGCATATACGTCGATATCAGCACCGGCTGGCTTATATGCAGATACGAATACTTTCAAATCCTCTGCTTCTTGGCCATCTGCTAGTGTAACTCTTTTAGAGATATATCGAGCATTAGCATTACCATAGTTTCCAGTTTCACCAGTGTTATCGTTATTGATAATGTTGTGAACTGTAATGACTGATTTAGTTCTACCAATATCAATGACCGGGCTTAATCTTGCGGTATTTGATGAAAGAATACCACGAAGATAAAGAGTTTTCGCGCTTGATGTATTGTTGACTTCATTAGTTCTACTTGCTACAATTCTTTCACCCGCGATGAAATCATTGTTTTCAAAGTTTTCAACACTTGTATATGAAGAATCTACACTATAAGTATTTGAAGTTGTTCTGGTCGCCCAAGAGATATCAGTATCGACATATTTCATTTGAGACATTTTAGGAACGAGAATATCGAACTTCTGATCCTTGATTGAAACTGCTTGTGAATAAGCGTTTGAAATTTGCCCGCGATAGAAACCATCACTGATAGTAGTATTTGTAGAGAATACACCAGAAGAGCTATTGACAATTAACTCACCCGATGCTCTATTGACATATTGGACAAAACCGGTAGCAGTATTTACAGAAAAGGCATTTGCAGTGCCATAATAAGTTCCAGTACCAGTGAAGATTACGTTAGCACCAACAGGAATACTACCTTTCATGTCAGTTTTGATAATATAATTACCACCGCTTGAAATAATTTTTCTGACTTGCCCAGTATTTGAACCGAAGGTCACATTATCGCCTGTAGTAAACGCACCAGTATTTCCTGAAATTGTTAGAAGTGATTCGCCTCTAATCTTTTCGCCGATTTGATATCTAGCTGTAGAAATCTGTTCAATATTCAAATATTCATCATCTTGGTTATTGAAGATTGCAGTGCCACTTACTGCTTTATTAAAGTTTGCTCTCCAAATTGTAAAGCAAATATCTTGATTCTGTCTTGGTGTGTAAGTTCTATCGTTTGCGGAAGTGAATAACATTCCCACTGCTGGTTGTTGATCGATAATAGCATTTGTAAGTGTATCGACACCACCAAGAGTTGCGATCCATAGACGATAATTAGGATCACTGCCATCTGGTTTTACAATAAATGCGTATTCTTTGTCTCCACGGAGATATACTGGTTGGTCAAAATAGAATGGTGTTGGATTAGAACCATCACTCGAAACATTAACGTCTTCTGGATTGATTCTTTTGAAACCGAATGGCACTCGAACGGCGGTAATTTGTCCATTTACCATTTCACGAATTTCTATTCCGATGCCGTTCGTTTGACTTTTTTGTGAGAAGTAAAGATCGATACAAGACACGAATACACCATCCGCGCCCAGCCCGAAATTGGTATCTCCGATTGTAAGACTATTATATTCAAAATCGCCAATGTTGAATGACTGTGCTACGGGATCGCGATGGACCTGAAGCCCGGTAAATTGTGAAGTGACTGTTCTATTTTCTGTAACAGTGTCCGAAGTAACTTTTGCTTCGCGAGTGTTCATGGTAATTCCCTGAGTCGCACTAGCTAGCCCAAGAGAGGTGTACATCGTTTCCGCCGAAGTTGTTTCTGTACCGGATTGTGTAGCAGTATTGGCAATGTCTACAAGTCGAAATGGTCGTTCGCCTTGACGGAACTTAAGTTCATTATTGTTAGGAAGTGTGAATATTCCGAACACTGCACCATTCGCATTTGTAACGAGTGCTGATCCTGCTGCTGCTGTATTTGCAAAAGTAGAAGTTGTAGGAGTTACATAGGTTGAAACGGGAATATTGTCGAAATATGGATATACTCTAGTATTTGGTCGCATACCGGTACCACGGAACTGTATCTCACGCGAGCGCATGAATGGAATAATATCTGTGCGACGGACAAATGGTCCAGAGGATTGTGTTCTATTAAAGACCTCAACGTTTAGGCGCGTACCAGTACGGACTTGCTGCTCTGTTGTTGTTGTCGTTACCTCATCCAGCGCGCCATGACCGCCACCCTCAAACGCAGATCCTTCTCCCTGTAAGAACCCAGCAACTCTACGCTCTTCTTGTGTTTCAGAGCTTGTAGTATTCCATTCATTCCACTGGGTGCCCCAAGCGTTTTGAAGAGATTGCCAATTTGAAGCGAGATCGAGGTCCCATTGAACATCTGGTTGTTGTGTAGTATCGACCCAATGATCCGCTTCTGGGAATAAATCGAGATTTCCTACCCAGTTGAATGATAGTTCGCCTACAGGGTTGATAACATCGCTTGCGAATGGTTGATCAATGTAAATTTGATGCGTGTATGGAAGTGTTACTAACGCACCATCTTCTGGATATAGAACTCCGGAAATCGTTGAGGTTCCACCAGTATCATTATCTTTCAAAGTTGTAGAAGTTGTGAAAGTGCCATTAGCGTTATGGAGATAAAGTCTAATGATACTGGTATTTGCTACAACGGTTCTTACTGTACCTGCGGCGGTTGCACTGCCCAATGAAGAGCCGACATATACGATATCTCCGTTATTATACGCTACTGTATTAGCAGAAACTTCTAGTCGAACTTGTTTGCCTCTTCTGGTAACATTGGTTGAACTACCTGAAACGTAAGTTAGGTCAAGACTTGCTTGATCGAACTTAGGGCGAAGTTCACCTTTCTTACTATCAATTGATGCATTGTAAGATGGATCAAGAAGATTAGCATTATTATGACCGAAAAATGCGTCAACAAAGATACCATTTTTAAATCTATTGAGCCCACTACCATCTGCAATAGTTAAGTCTTTAGCTGCTTTTTCGAGAACATTAAGTGCGGTATAATATTCCATACGATCAATACGCTTTTCAAGAGCGGCTACGTCTTTCATTGTATATCGTTTATGGAAGTGTGGTCTTACTTTTACTGCTAAATCGACTCTATTAAAATTATAAGCATTTTCTAATGACAGAGAAGGGAATGGAGGAATGAATAAAGTTGAAAGAGTCATAGATTCCGCAGGCTCTAGTGGAGCGGTAGGATTAGATGCTGGTATGCCTTTAACTACTTTCTTTTTACCATCTTTACCCATCACTACTCGGTCAATTCTAGGCAGATAATAAAGAAGGTCTGTAGTGAAGTTTTCATCGGCTACAGGCACATATGAACCGTCAGAATCGATATCGAGAGTTGTTGAAGTTGTTGGATTTACTGTAGCGGAACCAATACTTGTGGTATCAGTAGCGGTTGAAGCAATTCTAGGTCTAAAATCAATTGAGTTTCTTAAATCGAATGTTGTTCCTGAACTTGAAGAATTATATCTAGGAATCTGTGGTGTCACAATAGCAGTTGTATTCGCGGTAGATTCGTTTGGATCGATTACATATGAATCAACAGAAAAGAATCCAATACCAGATGATACATCATGTTCAAAGTAATCTAATTCCACCAATAATTTATCAGCACTAGTCAAAGAAAGTGATGCATTTTCTGCTAAAGCAAGTTGTGATAGACCATAATAATTGTCATTGCTATTGACTATAACACGAAAAGAACTTGTTACATTTCTATTTGTTGTGCTATAAGTGGCACCAATATAAACATTACGAATATTGAAAACATCTGCAAATCCTAATACCCAAGGTCCTGTAGTTCCTGCCACATTTGTATTCAAATCTAATTTGACATAACGATTCTTTCTAACAAGCTTTGAGGCACCGATAGCAGTTTCTCTTTTGTTATTAAAGAAAGTTGTGGTAGAAAGTGAAGTTGTTAGACTTTCTTGGAGGTCGATTGTAGCGGTGGTTGAAGTTCCTACGGTCACGGTTCTCGCTGAACCATCGGTACCATTCTTTGTCAAGTCGAAAATGTAACCTTGTGGAAATACTTTTACGTGAGTAGAGCCAGTGGTAGTATTTGCTGGTCCGTCGATAGAAGGCGCTGGAGTAACAATCATTGAAGACGCACCAGCGACCGATACGACGCGAAGAGTATTTGTAGTACCTGCGGAAGTATTAGCAAACTGAATTAAATCGCCAGCTTCATATTCACTAGAGAAAGCGGAAGAAGCATTACCGACAATCGTATTTGATCCCGCCACAAAACTGGCAAAACCAGAGTTGTTTGTAGTATTCACGGTAGAACTCGCCACTACTAAAAAGTCTCTTTTTTGAGTGTTATTTAGCGCACCAGTTCCATATGGAAGTTCTTCGGTACCACCCGCGTGTACACCCGTGATAGAAAGCGTAGCAGTGCCAGAAGTATTGAATGATACTGTAGCCTTATCTTTAAAGGTATATGAAGCATTAATAGTACCCACATTATTTGTGAGTGTTTGAACTGCACTGGCTCCAGTTGGGAAGATAACTTTATTGAATGAAGGTTCTTTAAGGACGGCTGCACCAGATTCGAGCACGGCGTCGGCTAGATTATCGGAGCCAGATGGATTGTTTACATAGAATGAGCGTACATCTGCGAAAGTGCCGGAAGACATTTTGATATCGAATAAGTATAGTCGATATTTTCCTGCTGGTTTTCCTTTATCGCCAGATTCGTATGCTAATAGTCTTACACGGGCAGTACCGATTTCTGAACCAGGTGCAGCGGTAGAACCAAGCGTTGCGCTAGAGATTGATGAACCAGCGGCATTTCTAAGACTTACAGTCTGAAAAGTGGTCGGATCCCATGGTCCTGAAACTTCATTTACGATTACATAATTGCCATAATTAGTGGTAATATTTACACCAAGTTCTTGTTCTGTATCGGTAGCTTTATTTGTTTCAATGAATTCAGTTGTTAAAACTTCATTTCTGTAACCTTGAACATAAGCAATACCAGGATTAATGCCAATTGCTAGTTTATTTCTATTGCCAATTGGAATATCTGTAGCTTTATATCTACCGAAGTTTGAACCGGTGTCTAAATGTTCCTTGACTTCTGTATTAATATGTTTTACCATATAGTTGCCAGACTCTTCATATGTACGATTGGCCATTTCTCGCCCAATATCATCGTACACTGTAGTTTGACGGACAACTTGAATGTTACCATTCTCTACTGTAAAGATTGGTGTAAGTTGTTCTGTATTTGCGGTATCAGTGAGTGCTCTTTTAACAAGAGTTGGAGTTAATTTTAGACGATTTGCACCCGGTGCAGTTTCATTATAAGAACCAATAGCATTATCTAGAAGTGTGCTATCACTATCAGATGAAACAAAACTTTCTACAATATCAAATCCAACTTTATATGAAGGAGAAATACTGAATTTTTCTAAAATGAGTGTCTGACTATCTACACGGACCAAATGCCCTTTTCCATAAACGATACCATCTCCTACAGAGAAGATAGTTCCTTTTCCGAATGGGTCGACCGAAATCGTATTAGCGGTTTGCCCATTTCCACCATCGCTTGGTTTGAAAACAATTGTCTCGTTAGCGGCGAAAGTTTTATTTGTTTTAGAGGTACCACCATCGATATATTTTACTAGAAGTGTATTATAGTTTGGTGCGGAAGCTTCCGCACCAGCTTCTACTGCTATAACTTTAGCACGAACACCAGATGAAAGCCCTTCCACGATGCTATTCGCGAATACCGAAACGCTAACGGTATTTCCACCAGGATCGTTATCTCTTAGCCGAACATAGGGAACTTCTTCATATTGGAAGTCACAACCTTCAATAATTGTACCTTCAACGAAAAGATTGTCGCCCATACGCTCTACTTGATTTTGTAGAATCGTTTGAAGTTGTGTAAGTTCTCTTGTTTGAACTGCTAGACCCGGACGAAATAGGACGCGATGAAAGTTTTTAGTTTCACTGTAATCGTCCCAATATGGAGATACATTTAGGTTTGTATTGATACCCATTTATACATCTTTTCCTTTAAAATTGTGTACACTTATTTAGATGGAAGAAATCAATAGCGAACTACTAATTTGATATCTTCCAGTTGATCCGATGCTCTTGATACAGGAGGTCTATTTTCTACATAGAGAATTTTACCAGAAGCGTCTTGTAAATCTCTACTATCAATGCCTGCTATTGTAGCGGTGACGGATGATGTATTTCCGGTAAGAGTCTCGGTATTAGAGAAATTTCCTGTCAGGGTAGAGACGCTAAGAACACCCGCGTTCCCAGAAGCATTTGTATTAGCAAATTGAAGAATTCGTGCGGAAGCTCCTGAAGTGCCTCCAGAAACTAATTCATCATTTTGGAACGTTCCAGAAACACTTGTGAGTGTTAATTTTGTAGTCAAATCATATGTTGAAGAATTTGCTTGTGCACCATTAGCCAAAAGAGGATTTTTCAAAATACCAATTACACGGAAATCATTATTGACAATAAAAGTATTTGCTTCGGTTCCTGTTAGTTTTACATTCAACATTACATTATGTGCTAGAAGTTCTTCGACTGGATTTGCACCATGCCCGCCATAAGGAGGAGCTGGCGCGGTAGCCACTGCTCCAGAGCCGCCATTTGCGCTAATTGTAACTGTAGCAAAGCCGTAATTTGAACCGCCGCTGATAAGATTTACTTTACTGATAGCTCCCGTGACTACATTAGCATAGGCGCTAGCGCCTGTACCATCGCCGGTGATAGTGACTTTAGGGCCCACGAAATACTCGGAAGAAGTATTTGGTGAAATAGTAAAGGCAGAATTGAGAGTTGCGATTTTAGTAGCGCCGACATAATTGACAATTTCTTTAAGTTGCCCTGCGCCAAGTCCAGAACGAATGTACATTGTAGAGCCATTGTAAATATCGTCGGTACCACTAGCGGTGCCAGCGAGTGTAATTGCGGCACTATTTACAAGAGCGATTGTTCCGTTTGTAGAGATAAATCCAGAACCGCCATTTGACACTAGAACCGCTTCAATGGTTCCGTTAGAGGCTGCTTGTTGAACATCCCATTGTGCGCTACTGTCATCGGAAGTGAGAATTTTTACAGGAATATAATTCGTGGTAAGGAACTTCAATGCGTCAGCCGCAGAAATGTTATACATGAACTTCCATTTATAACCGTCAGAAAGTTCTACAGTTGAAGTGGTGGTAGTTGTTGGTTGAACTGTAGATGTAACACCATTATTATTGTCGATACATTTGTACACATTATAAACATCTGTAACGACAAAGAAGTTATTTGAAGAGAGGTTTGGGTTATCGTCGGTATATGGAGTATATACAGTACCGCTTGTCCAGTTTACTCTTCTTACGGCGTAAGATACATCGGACGCGGTAATTCTTTTAGCTGCAATAAGGTCTTTCCAGGCAGTATAGTTGGTTGTGCCAAAAGTATCTGAGGGAGTCGGCGGATTAGAATCCGTCGGCCATGCTCTGGTTCTACCAATAAACAGATACATTCTTGTATTGATATTTGCAGGTTCACTAAACGCTTCGTAAAACTGTTCTGCGTTGTGAAGTCTAAACTTGGAGGTTACTATACCTGGCATAATTTTTCCCTATTATTTTTCCTTATTGTATATTATATTTATACGATGTTTCCATAAAAGAATGAACCGTTTGAGAGCGTGTTTGCAACATAATCTGTAGTCAAGCTAAGTACCGTGTTATTAAAGACAGTTTCAATAGTATATATGCCATTTGCGTAAACATTATCATTATCGATTATAATAATATTTTGGCTGTTAGAAACTTCCACACTAAACAATGTATTATTACCATTCAAGTAATTAGCTGAACCGAGTGAACCGATAGGCGCAAGAGCATATCCACTAATAACTGTATTCGAATATGCGTTGATAGTATTTACATTAGAGATACTTATCGTACCCGTACCTTCAATATACTGTACTGTTTCACTTTCAAGACTTGATAGACTTACAGGAAGAACTATTTCAGTTTCATATTCATAAACTTGTGTAATTCCTTCAGGTGCATACTGAGAAGCAACACTCGCGACTATTTCAGGAATATTAATCTCTGCTTCAATGATGATATTAGAACTAAGAAAATCTAAAATAATTTCATTTTCTTGATTTAAATTTGAAATAATTTTAAATTCGCCAAATT